AAAGACAACAAAGACAAATGGCAAACCGTTCGGTGTTGGTTTGTGCCAGAAATTAAACGAGGTGAGATAGAGTTACCAGAAGTAGAGTTTAAAGCTAATGATGAGGAGACACCGTTTTGAGTTTAGTTGTAGTTCCTATATCACTTAGAGAAGCTAATGAATTTGTTTTAAATTTTCATAGGCATAATAAACCTACCCGGGGGGGAAAGTTTGCTATTGGAGCAAGTACTGACACCCTTGTAGGAGTTGCTATCGTAGGAAGACCAATAGCACGGTTATTACAAGACGGAGTAACGGCAGAGGTTGCAAGAGTATGTGTACGAGATGAATCACCTAAAAACACTTGTTCTTTTTTATACGGAAGGTGTTGGAGGATTTGGCAACAAATGGGAGGTAAACGGATGATAACTTACACCCTTCAAGAAGAATCAGGAGCAAGTTTGCGTGGAGTTGGCTGGAAGATTACAGGAGAAAATAAAGGTGGCGATTGGGATAGAGAAAAAAGAAAACGAGATTGGCAACCTATTTATGGGCAATTAAAATTTAGGTGGGAAGTTTCTAATGAATGAAATTAAAACAATATTAGGTCCTCCTGGTTGTGGAAAGACTCAAACAAACTCTAATCTGATTCAGGAATATATTAAAGAAGGTGTTGATCCCAATAAGATTGCATGTGTATCGTTTACTAAAAAAGCAGCTACAGAAAGTAGAGAACGTGTTTGTAACGATTGGAACATAGAAGAAGATCAATTACCTTATTTTCAAACATTACATTCTATGGCCTTTAAATCATTAGGGTGTAAACCTTCCGATGTTATTCGTTCTACAGATATCAAACACATAGGTTATGAAGTAGGGTTAGATTTTAGTAGTAGCACTTCTGATGCTGAAAGTGACTTTGATTATATAGGGTACAAAAAAGGAGATGCTTATCTTAATATGTATCAATTGTCAA